ACTAACTGACAGGATTCCTCTAAACTCACCACAAAGCTCGTACTATCAAGGAGATACCTCAATGCGCAGACGCAAAATTAAAAGGTCGAAATCTAAGCGGTTGTTCAAGAAAACAGCCAACCGTATGCACAAGCGAAACTCCACGAAAACGGTTCCTCGAGGCGGCATCGCCCTCTGAAACACATATCCGTTATTCTGGCTAGCCTGCCTTTGGCGGGCTGTGTTCAGGTCCAAGTGCTTCAACAGGAACTTAACCTATGTCATGCACCAGGCCAATCTCCGCTCAGCGTTACTACTCCGCAAAAGAGCGCAAGCTCGTCATGCGACTTAAACACGGGGAAGGTTTCAAACCGAACCTAGAACTCCCCTGCAATAAATGCCAGTCATGTAAACTCCGCAAAGCCAAAGAATGGGCCTTGCGCTGCTGGCACGAATCACAAATGCACGAACAAAGTGCATTCATCACCTTGACCTATCGGGATGCTGATCTTCCCGATAATCGAAATCTCGACCATAGAGATTTCCAACTCTTCATGAAACGCCTCAGGATTAAATACCCTGAACGCCGCTTCTCTTTCTTCATGTGCGGCGAATATGGCGGCAAAACTCACAGACCTCACTATCACGTGGTGATCTTCGGCTACTGGCCCCCGGATCCGGTTTACCACCGGACCGAAAACGGCAACCGTTACTATAAATCCGAAGAACTCGACGCCTTTTGGAAAAAAGGCTTCACCGATACATCCTACGTCAGTTACCACTCTGCGGGCTATGTAGCCCGCTATACCCTCAAAAAACAACTACCCGATAAAGCCCTTCAGGATCGTTACGTCTACGCCGATGAAAACGGCGAAATGCAAGTGCGTAAATTCGAATACACTCGAATGTCAACCGATCCCGCTATCGGAAAATCATGGTTCGAGAAATACAAAGAACAAACAATCCGCGACGACTTCGTGCGCGATCCGAACGGCATAGAATGTCCCGTTCCCCGCTACTATCTCGACCAACTAAAAAAAGAAAATCCTGAGCTCCATGAAAAACTAGCTAAGGCCCGCATTGAAAAAGCGCAGGCTAACCCCGATAACTCAGCGGCACGACTTGCTGCAAAAGAAATATGCGCGAATAATCGCGTCAAACAACTACCGAGGCCCTACTTATGAGTAACAAACAACTGTGTTTTTGTGTCCACGATATTAAGGCTGAGACCTATATGCCTCCCTTTTTCGTTCCCTCTCGCGGCCTCGCAATCCGCGCATTTGAGGATTGCATTAACTCCGACGACCACCACTTCGGCAAGCATCCTCAGGACTACACGCTATTCTTCCTCGGCGTATTCGACACGGATCACGGCGAATTCGACCAAAAAACTAAACAATCCGTCGGCAACGGTGTAGAGTTCATTAATCCACTCTCACCGGGAAATACCAATGGCACGGAATCAAGTCGGAGCACAAACCAAGACAGCTGATATACCACGCTCGTCTTTTGACCTTTCACACGGTCTAAAAACCACCTTCAATGCTTCCCAACTTATCCCGATCCTTTCGTTAGAGGCTTTGCCCGGAGATACAATCAACCTCCGGGCATCCCTCTTCGGGCGCATGGCGACTCCCGTTAAGCCGGTGCTCGAAAATCTTTATCTTGAGACCTTTTTCTTCTTCACGCCTTGGCGCCAAGTTTGGCCCAACTTCATCAAGATGATGGGTGAACAGGAATCACCGGGTGATTCCATCGACTACTCTATTCCCGTACTAAATAACGGTAATGTCGGACCGGTTACTGAAGGGTCAATCTTCGATTACTTCGGTCTCCCGCTCGGCCTTGATATGGATCAAGTGCCTGTCTCTTCTCTTCCGTTTCGTTGCTATAACGCTGTATTTAACTTCTGGTTTAGGGACGAAAACCTCGTCGATCCAACCGCAATCTACAATGTCCAAGACGGTCCTGACATCGGCCAGCTCTTCAATCTCAAATCCCGGCGCAAGCGTCGGGACTACATTACGTCGGCTCTCCCATTTCCGCAAAAGGGCCCTGACACCTTCGTTAATCTCGGCGGTGACGCTGCCATTAAAGGCATAGGTGTAGACACGCCGGAAACCTTTTCGCTCGTAAATCAGGCCGTCAAAGAATCAAACGGCATCACGACGTATACCTCTGCTGCCAGTCAAGGAAACCTATTCGTCCTCGGCTCTGACGAGGGCGATAACACCGCTCTCCCACAAATCTACGCGGATCTGACAAATGCCACTGGCATTTCGATCAACGATCTCCGCGAATCAATTCAAATTCAACGGTTGCTCGAACGCGATGCACGCGGCGGCACCCGTTACCCGGAAATCCTGCGTTCTCACTTCCAAGTATCCGATCCCGGCCTTTTGGTACACCAAAGGCCTCTCTTCCTCGGTGGCGGATCTTCTCGAATCAATATCAACCCTGTTCAACAGACTTACCCCACTGTCGAGGCTGGCGATGCCACGCCTCAGGGTAATCTCGCAGCCTACGGCACCGTATCTGCTTCAAATCATGGGTTTACCGCTTCCTTCACCGAACACGGCCATATTCTCGGCCTCGTCAATGTCCGGGCTGATCTCACGTATCAGCAAGGTATCGAACGCTACTGGTCTCGTCAGACCCGTTTCGACTTCTATTGGCCGGCACTCTCCCACCTGGGCGAACAGGAATTAAAGAACAAAGAGGTCTTTGTTTCTAACGATCCGACTTTCGATGACGCGACCTTTGGCTATATGCCTCGGTATGATGAATACCGCTTCAAACAATCACAGATTACGGGCGCGTTCCGTTCTGACTCTTCCGCCTCTCTGGACGTTTGGCATCTTGCTCAAGACTTCGCAACGCTCCCTGCTCTCGGTGAGGACTTCATAACTGACAATGTTCCAATGGACAGAATTCTTGCGGTTCCCTCTGAACCTGACTTCCTTCTTGACGTCTGGTTCAAAATCAAAGCTGCGCGTCCTCTGCCGATGTACGGCACTCCGGGCCTAATGGATCACTTCTAATGGCTGGTCAATACGGCTATGGCCCACCTCCGCCGGCGCAGCTCCCAACCCAGACTGTTACGGCAAAAAAGCCGGGCTTCGACTTTTCCTCATTGCTCGGACCAGTCGGCGGCATTATCGGCGGCCTATTCAGCGACCGCGGTCAAAGCTCTGCAAATAAAGCTAACCTGCAAATCGCACGCGAGAATCGCCAGTGGCAGGAGCGAATGTCCAACAGCGCCTATCAACGCTCTGCGAAAGACTTAGAAGCTGCCGGACTAAATCGCATCCTTGCCCTTGGCAATTCCGCGTCTACACCTGCTGGCAATACTGCCCAGATGCAGAACGAACGCTCCGGACGCGCGGCCGCCGCCACGCAAGCCGCCCACTCCGCAATGTCTCTCCGACAACAACAGCAAGCCATCTATCAGTCGATGGCCCAAGAGAATCTCTCGGATTCTCAGGCTCGCAACGTCGATGCTCAGACAAAACAGGCCGAAGCCATGCTCCCTAAAATTGCCGCCGATGCGGCAAGGGCTGGCGCTGCCACGGCCTTAGATACGGCTAGGCTCTCCAAAGCCGATGCAGAAGCCGCCATATACGATTCAATCGGACCTGCTCTCATTGCTCTGAAAGAAACTCTTCCTTGGGCATCCACTGCCATCGACGCATTCATTAAGGCGCTGAACTACCGTAAAAACCGTCAAGGCTCACGTACTACTTCCTCAACCGTAACTCGCGGTCCACGTGGGACCACTGTTCAACAAACTGAAACCAACAGGAACTAACGCCTTATGGCTACCACGAAACGCAAAAGACGTTACGCTCAAGACTTCTCTAAAGGCGGGAAAACCGATGCCTCGTTCGCACCATCGTGCGACGTTAATCGCATCGTCAATCACTATCAGAAAACCGGCATAGATATCCATGCCGATCGCCTTCAACAGGCCCGCTACGGCGAGGCCCCTACCCTTACCTATGCAGAAGCCATGCGCTACAAAGCGGAATTAGATTCCACCTTTGCCCTTCTGCCCTTATCAGATCAGGAGAAATACGACTTCTCCGTCCATAAATGGATTTCGGACCTATCGGCTCCAAAACCTGCTCACGACCTTCCTACGGCAGCTGACGAGTCACCTGCCGAACCTGTTCCACAGGATGCCTCCGACGGTAAATCGGAGGCATAAGTACAATATCCCCTTGTCCATATTGTACTAACTGACAGGATTCCTCTAAACTCACCACAAAGC